CTCAAATATTTTATATCATCAATGTCGCCAGTGTAAGAGCCGCCGGCGACAGATTCCACTTTAGTGCCACTAGCAGGGCCGCGGACTGGAATATAATAATCCTCTTCTAGGCTGAAAGGGTTGTATCTTAAATCAACCCTGCCAGTGTCAGTGTCAACAATTTGATTGCGCTTCATTTGAGTCATTACACGCTGCATGTATTGCTCTACATCCTCTGGTGGGATATTACCAACGTCTACGTAAAAAACTCTTCTCTCCGGAGACCTGACAATTCTATAAGCCATCACCGCATCTTCTAATAAGGTTAGCTGCCTCCAAATACGACGCGCTGGCTCCAAAATAGACGTGCCATACGGAGCAAACTTATCATTACCCAAAATTCTAAAATGGCCGACCTGCCAATTTTCTAAAGTCATCCCGGCAGTATTCCACTGGTACTGTACGTAGTTAGGGTTGTTGTGATCTTCCCCCTCCATTCTCTCAATTTCACCAATGGGCAAGCCTATTGTGTTTTTTATCCCTTCATCCTGTTCTATATCTAAGTACAAAAAGAAATCTCCATATTTACACATAGACCGACACCACCCATAAAGATTAAACTCAATGTTTAGAACGTTATGCAAAAGAGTCTCTATAACAGACTTTATTTCCTGATTGCTGCAAGTAATGTTCACTATTGGCCTGTAATCTGAAAAAGTAGTCATCTCGTCAGCGTAGATGTCTAAAGATGAAGCTATTTCAGGGGTGTATTCCATTTGATCAAAGTCTGCATATCTATCCATGCGATTTTGATTGGCATAATAGTCTATTTGTACTGCGCCATATACGTCTTTGCTGGCAGATAATTTAAATTCTTGACCGCTAGCAGATCTAAATCTAGATTTATATTTATCCAGCCTTCTTTTCTTTAGTTGCCTGGTGTCTTGTCTTCTATACTTGACCAAAGGCCCAGACAAGAGCCTTGTCAGCTGTCTGAATAGATTATTTTGTGGATTTCTTGGATTTTTTTTGTTTTTAGGCGGCGCCATATTTTACCCCTTAAGTAGCCAACTATGATTCTTATAATCGTGCTTTTTGTTTTCTTTTTTCTTTCTCTCGTATGATAACATACCTGGGATGGAAGTGTTCAATTCTCTTTTTGTTGAGCCCATAGAAGTTAAAAATGCTTTTTGATACTCTGACGCTCTTTGATTAATTGCATATGCTGTCTCTTTAACCCAACAGCCTATAGCACAAGCCATTATTAAGTCATCGTTGTGTTTTTTCATTGCTTGTGGTTTGCCATTTGTCCAGACAAAAGTCTTCATTTCGTTAAATAGCCTTTTTGATTTTATATTAATTAGTTTATTTCTTATTAACTCTTCTAATTTAGATATTGCCAGTGGCCTAGTTTTAGTGGATGTCGTAAATCCTGGTACAACGCCGGCCATCTCAGCTTGATATGATTCAACATGTTCATGAGTCGACTTTTTAGAATAATATAAGTTTGGGTACGCTTTTTCCTCTAACTTTGATAAGACTCCCCAACCCACAGAATTATTTTCTACGACGAGCATGCAGTCTCCATACTCTTTTCCTGCTTGATACAATATATCAGAAAAAATATCAGGTGTTGCTTTTCCTTGATATTCAGCTACAATTTCAGCTGTCTCTAATTTAAAGACATGAAAAGTTGAGTAATCTTGCCCGTCGCCTCGTGCGACGTCTGCAGACATCATATAAGATGAGCCCTGTTTGTACTCTTCCCAAATCCACAAGTTTCTATCAAATCCAGTTTTATATTTTGGATCACAAATCGAAGCTTCTATGAACTCCATGTCCTCTGGATGAAACACAGTCTCACCTGACATGTTAAAATTGCATTCAAGCTCCTGGGCTATTTGTCTACGCGACATATTTTTAGTTTCTTTTTCGAACCATTGTTGATCTCGGTCTGGGTGCACAGACCATGGCAATGTAACAAGATGAAAGTCATTTTGACCCATTTCTGAATCAACGCAGATTTGGTGAAACCAATTCCCAACACCATTTGGAGTGGAGAGCGCGATGCAACGGCCACCGGTTGACAAAGTTGGATAAAGACCAGTCCAAAGCTCATCTAAACCCTCGACGTGCGCAGCCTCATCGATAACCAGCAAAGATAAAGCCTCGGAGCGGCCGGCGTCTGAAGAAGTAGATGAAGCCTTTATTTGAGATCCGTTTGATAACTCGAAAGAAGTTCTGTTGTCAATGGAAATGTCGGCTATCTTCATCCAGGTTGGTAGATGCCTATGAATTGCCTTTACTTTTTTTACCAAATTAGCTGCTGTACCAAACTTTGTAGCGATAACTAAGACATTTTTGTCACGGTGAAACATCATCATCCAAGCCACATATGCCGCAGTGATTGTGGATATACCAAGCTGGCGCGCCTTTAAAATAACTGTAAACCTGTTGTCATTAAAGTCACTAACTAGATCTGACTGAAAGTCGTAAGTATTAAATGGAATTAGACCTTTCATCGGATGAGAGATCTTTGCATAATTGTTAATAAAGTATACGGGATCCTTGCCAGATTTAACAATTTCCTTTAGTATTTCCTCTTTAGATAAAGAGTACGACATTATTAAGCTTCAGCTTTGCGCTTATCGTTCTTGGCTTTCGTGCCTAAACCACCTAATTCTAAAAACTTCTTAAAGTTTTTTTCTAGGCCGTCTTCTGACGGATTGCCAACTTCCTCAACGTCATCCATGTTCCCAATTTCATAGTCTTTTCTGGCTGTGACAAAAACTCGGACACGGCTAGTTGATTCAACACGTGCATCACACTCGCCCTTTTCTTTTAATGATAGAGTATTTCCAGTTATTTTTCGATATTGCTTCTTCAAGTAACTGACTATATCCGACATGGTTTGTTCTAATTCGCTCTCTAAATTTTTAGCGTATACGTCTTTCAACAATAATTCTGAGTGGTAAGAGACTATCAGTGTTTTTCCGCTGCAGCGTATTTTGCAACCATCAATAACTCTTTTGTCAAGCAGTGGGTTGCCTTCTTCTCTTTTAAGGCCAACTTTGATTGGCTCGCCGTCTTCATCAAGGGCGCCGTCGTACATACCGGCGGCGGCTTGAGAAATTCCTCTTAATACATCAACTACTTTTTGTGACATTTTTTGGTCTCCATCCATCTAGCCATCTTTGTTCGCGCGCATCGACGTACTTTATATAGCACTTTTCACAGCAATCAAATTTGGTAAAATATATATCATCATTTATTGTTTTTAATTTTTTATTACAGGTTGGGCAGTTTAAAATTCCCTCTTTATTAAGTAGTTTGCGACTAACTAAAACTCCATCTACATTCTCTAACTCTTTTTGTGCTTCTGAATTTCTTTGTTTTTCAACAAATTTTTCTAGTTGAGATATGTAGTCAAGCTCTTTATCCTGGTCCCAATGCTTTGAAGGGTTTTCTATCGCTTCTTCGCCATATTTTTTCCTAATGGCCTTTTCTAACCCCGCTATGTAATTGAGATCTTTTTCTTTCATTTAGCAATTTCCACGCTGGCGTAAAAAACGCCCAAAGATAATAATATTCCAATTGCCACTCCTCCAAAAACCCACCACTCAGTGTTGTCATCTTTAGCCATCTCTTCTTTTAACAAGATGTCAAGATCGTTAATGTGTTTTTCTTTAAGAATTAAAGTTTCTTCGTGTATTTTTTTAAGAGAATCATAATCGACTTTTAGAAGATCATATGCCATGGTTTTTTCTGCCAAACTTCTCTGAAATTCTTTCCTTAGCTGCAGTTCTATTTCGATTTTTAAATACTTTTGATCAACAAGCATTTTCGAAGCTGCAACGGGGTCTAGTAATATCCCAGCGTAAGGCGCTTTTTCGTCAATAGACAGAGAAGTTACCATACCTTGTAGCTCCTCAGCCTTAACTTGAATAGGTAACAAGAATATGGCAAAAGCTAAAAAGCAAGAAATTGATTTTTTCATAATTCACCTATTGTTCTCATGATAGACAGCACTCAGTATTTTTGCGACCTCTTTCGCCAGCTTGTTTGGTTTGTCTTTGTTGCTTTTAATTGTTTCCTCTAACTCTTTTTGCTTTTCTTCTTTTAGATCATCTATCTTAATCTCGTGCTCTTCTTCTATTTTTTTTACCTCTTTCGCATAATCTTTTGCGATAGAAGTCTTTTCCTGAGATGCTTTTTCTGAGATTTCTTTAATTGTTTTAATCTCTTTTTCATAATTTTCCTTTTGTCTAGAAAGCAAATCAAGCAATTTTTTTCTGGATGTACGTCCTGATAAGACTGTGCATACCAATAGCACTATTATAACAGGCCAATACCAATAATGTTTAATCCAGGCCCAAACTTTTTTCCAAAAAAGAAGAGTGAACATTTTTAACTCCCGTGCTTCCACCTGGATGCTATGTCGACTAACGCTTCAGATCCGATATACGCTAAAGTAACTGCTACCCAATCTTCACTTGTCAAAGAATTTTGTGCAACAAGCCAAGTTGCTGTGCCCCATGCTAAAAACTTACGGGATATAAATCTGTTTACATGCTTATCTAACCATGCTGATACTTTTGCCATCATTTTGACCTCCTGAGTATATAAATAGTCTATTCATTAACATATGCTCTTCCATTTATCTTGTCAATCGAAATTTCGCTGTCAACAATATCCTTCAAGGAGTCAAGATGTGAAATGAGCAAAACAGTCTTAAACTGTGTTTTAATCATTTCTAAAATTCTTATAAACCCTTCCATATTTTCTGCATCGAGTGCAGTGCCAGGTTCATCAAGAATGAAAACATCACCCTTTGGCAGTGTCGACACGTTCAAAAGAGCTAGGCGTATAGCCATTGCAGCAATCGTTTTTTCTGCCCCGGAGCCCATTTCAATTGGGCGGGGGTCATGTTTCGGATGTTTAATCAAAATATCCAACTTTGATTCTTCATTCTCAAAAAGTATTTCAAACTCAACAATATTAGTTAAAATTTTAGAAATTTCTGAATTGATCAAAGGTAGTCTTTTCTTAATAATGTCGTAAGAAATGCCATTTGGGTGCATGCACCTTAAAAATAAATCTGCTGTCGTATATTCGTCTTGCAGGGCGAGAAAGTCTCTCTTTTGTTGAATTAGTTGAGTGTTTTTCTGTTCCATACTACCAACTAATTTCTGTTAACCGGCTCAACCTCTCTATCGATTTTTTATTTTCTTCAAAAAGATTTTGATTTTTTTGTAACTCTTCGAGCGCGCTCGTTAATTGCAATATCTTAACTTTATCTTTCTCTATACCCAGCTCTAGCTTAGAAATATTTTCTTTTAAGCTGGCCTTTTTATCCAAAACCATATAATACTTCTTGATATAGTTAGAAACTTTTTCTGGCTCTAGTTCTTCAATTTTTCTGAACAATGTTTTTTGAACTAAGCTTAATTGATTTAGCTGGATCTCCACTCTTTTTATATCTTGCACTGCATGATGTGCATCTTTCACAAAATGGCACACCTGTCTAAGCGACAAGTTACAAGGCACCCTTTTTAAAAGGTCTAGTTTGTTATCTATAGAGCTTTTTTTATCCTTAAAAGAAGAAATTTTTGTTGCTATTTCATCTAACTCAAATTGCTTTTCATTTATAAAGTCTTTTTGTTCATTAAAGAAATCTATATTAAAACTGTTTAAAAAAGTATCTATTTTTTCTAAAAGAGATTTGTTTTCTTCAAAGGTATTGCTTTTGTTCTCTATATTAAGGTTTATTTCTTCTATAGTAGAAATGCAATTTTGTATCTTGTCGCAAGAGTCCTTGTAGTTTTTTAAAGATTCGGGTTCGTTGGAGACTTCTTTTTTAAGAGACTCAAATTCCGACGAGACGCTAGAAAAATCCTCCTCAACTTCAGAGGTGTTTCTTTCTTTGACAGACAGCTCTGTCTGAGTTCGTGCTAGTTCTGTTCTAGAATCTTTAATTAGATCATCATAGTTGACACCCGATAACTTTTTTATTGCTCCCTTTAAATCAACTGAATCCTCGTTGCAGAGTTTAAACTTTTTATCAAAAAGCTGCAAATCTAAAAATTTTGCTAATATCTCTTTTCTTTTTGTTGACCCTTCGTTTAA